AGGGGAGAGTATAGTTTATGTTAAATGTCAAATGTATTTTTTGGTTAAGAAAAGGATTTTGTGCTTTACTAAAACAGTGTAAATGCTTTAAGATAAATGAGGATGACTACAACCCTTTTAGAGAAAAATTATAATGGTTAAAAAAGCATATCAAAATCCAAGCGGTGGATTAAACGAAGCAGGTAGAAAATATTTTAAACGAACAGAAGGTTCTAATCTTAAAGCTCCTGTAAAATCTGGTGTGAACCCAAGACGAGTTTCTTTTGCTGCGAGGTTTGGTGGTATGAAAGGATCTTTACTTTCTAAATCTGGTAAGCCAACAAGATTAAAGCTAGCACTTAAAGCCTGGGGATTCTCAAGTAAAGAAGCTGCCAGAAACTTTGCTGCAAGACATAAGAAGAGTTAGTCTTGGCTAAGAGAAAACAAATACTAAAAAGCTGTGGTAACTGCCATATCTGTGGCAAAGAACATTTAAGTAATGAAGGTGGTTGGGTTATAAATGCAGAAAAATTAAACTTCTGTCATTCATTAGAGCATAGTTGCTATGAAATTTACTTTAATAATGTAAGAGCTAAAGAGAAACAAGCACTTGTAAGTAACAATAATAATGACAAACGTATGGAAATGTATATAGAATATTTAAAGAAACAAAAGTGTAAACATAAATATGCTACAGAAAAGGTTTAAAGATTAATGCCACTGAATAAAAAAGGTAAAAAGATTTTAGCAGAAATGCAAAAGGAATATGGTAAAGAAAAAGGTAAAGCTGTATTCTACGCATCAGAGAATAAAGGAACTATTAAAGGTGTAACAGGAAAGATGGCTAAAGGATTTAAATCTTTGCTAGCAAGATAATATGGATAAATCTAAATATCATAAAACCAAAGAAGGTAAGATGGCTAAGAAAGGTTTGTATTATAATATTAACAAACGCAAAGAAGCTGGCACATCTAGATCAAAAAAAGAATCTACAATTTCTAAGAAGTCTTATAAAAGTTTATTAGCTGGTTTCAAAGAATAATTAAGAAACATTATCCATCACATACTGGTATCTATTCCAGATAATATGATCTGGTTTCCAGAAATGTTTCTTATTAATTTTCATCTTAACATGGTGCATCATAGTAGTATGATCTTTGTTACCAAGAATAACTCCAATCTTTGTAAATGGCATAGAGTATTTATCTCTTAAAACATTTATAAGAATTGATCTTGCAATAACAGCTGATTGAACTCTAGTCTTTGTTAAGATTTCATTAACATCTATTCCGAGTTGATTGGCAACAATAGATAACATCTTCTTAACATTCTCAGGTACAATCACATCATTAATAGTTACATACTTAATAACTTCTTTAACAACTGTTTGTTTATATCTGAAATTAGATTTAAAATAATCTCTTGCTAATTTATATCCAGTTCTAAAACCTGTACGATAAATCTTTCTTTCTCTGGCATCTAAGTTTGCAAAACTATTAAATGTATATCTTAGTTTAATTTCCTTTTTGAATTCTTTTGGTGTCATAATTATCCTCTTTCTGTCGTATGTTTGTTGATCTAACTTTAACTTCTCCTATCTTAACCTTAATAAACAATCCTCGTTTATCAGGATCAAGTGCATGTTCTGCTGTGTCAAACTCTTCTACATAAGTAAAAGTGCATTCACCTTTTTTTAATCTAACAACTTTCATTGTTTTTTCTTTTGTCTTAATTGCTTAGTCATCTTGCAATAGATTGCTAGATCATCATAGCTATCTGCTTTGTATTTCTTTGTGCATCTATAAAGTTTAAGTGCCATCATTATATGACCAACATCTTCTGGATCTAATGCGACTTTAATTTTATTAAATAAAACAATAGAAAATAGTTCAGCAAGTAATGCAAAGTTTTCTTCATAATCACCATAATCTTCTTGGCGATCTTTTATAATTTTCTTTTGTATCTTCTCTTCAATAGACACAAAGTCTTCTTTAGTAGTCATATATCCTTTTCTGTTTTTTACTCTACCCCTAGGGAAACAACGTGAAAGGGTAGGCATGACTGCCTGATGAAAAACCCTAGGGATAGAATGAATAATAGTGTTACCTATTATTAGTATTGTCTATTACCGAAAGACTTATTGCTTGTAAATGGTTTCTTTTGAAATCCACCAGCTTTAAATCCTCCTTGTTTATTTGCTCCTGCTGTTGCTTGTGCTTCTTTCTTAGTTAAGATCACAGTGTATCCACCTGTTGGATTACCTTCTATGTCTGTTCCATCAAACGCACAGTAGTCGTACCACTCATTGTTAATGTTCACATTCATCTTCCAATTTTTTCCTTCTGGAGCTTTTGGAGAATTAGGTGCTACCATTACTGGTTGGTTATCGCCTGCTTTTTTATTTACGTTTGGAATAAGATTTAAATATATCTTACTCTTTGGTTGGTCGTTCATTATTATACCTCATTTTGAGTTGTGATCTCATCACGCTTACTATTAAATTTATTTAAAATAGAATTGTAAGTTGCGAGATCTTTTATTTTTATCTGATCAATTAGTTCTCTGTTGGCACGCCAAAGGAAATCTAGTTTCGCTGTGTGCGGTGCGTAGTGAACCTTCTTAATCAGTTCATTAATTGTACTTTCATCATATCTAATATTGGCTGATGATGTACCTTTAGTATTCATAGGCTGTACTGGAATATCTAATTCCTCATACTCTTCTTTTGAAGTTACATCTTCAAGAAGAATACCCATGAAACTTAAAGCTCGTGTAATAGCAAATGTTTCTGCTATCTCAATATAACCTGGCTTATCTCTAAACTGTTTAGAGTAACCTGTTGCTATAATATGTTCTGGATCACATTTAGTTATAATACATTTCATTATAACATAACGATCTGAATGTTCCTGCATTACGCAGTTGATACCAAACTCAGTACCAAATACTTCTCTAAAGTATTTAATCTTGGACCACGCTGATACAGTTTTCTTACCATGTTGATTAACGTATGAGCCATTGGCTGCACACAAATCATTAACCTGTTTTATTTTTTCTTTCATTGTTTCCTTTAGTTGTTTTTTCTATTGAACAAGAATGAGCAAATACTTCTTTTGATTTATAAAAAGTACCTATCTTATTCTTGCCACTTGTCTTACCTACATAAGTTACTTTATCAAATAACTTATCACATATTCTTGGAGAATAAGAATCAATTTCATAACCTAAATTATAGATTGTGCCATTCATCATTATTATCGTAAGAATAATTTTCATCTAGCAATTAAAGTTATAAGCAATACAGCTATAACAAAAATTAATAATAGTTTTATAAACATATTTTTATATTCCCTATCTTCTTTTTCTTTAAGTTTTTGCATAATAATATCATGCCTAAACTGTTGTTTTATTTTCTCGTGTTGCTTGTGATAATAATTTATATCCATATTCCTACACATTGTCCCAAAGACTAGCTGCTTTTTTTATTAGCTCTGGCTGTACATCTCGCCACATATAACTTGAAAAGTCTGGTGGGGGAATTAATTTACTCATATCTTTTGCCGAACCACGACATAAATACACAATGTTCTGACGAATTTTATCAACTAATAAATCTTGTTGAATTAAAAATTCCATGTACTCAGGCGTAAGCAAATCACAAGTGTCAGGGGTAAAGACATTAAAGTTATCTTGATTGACATAAAGTAAGTGAGGAGTTTTCTTTGTGGCATACCAATAGAAAGCACACTGGCGTACATGATTTATATCTGGTTGTTTTGGTAAGTATGCTTTGATCCAACTAAACCCTGCTTTAGTATCTGATTTTCTTTTTGATCTATGCTTGGTCTTTAACTCTACAAGTTTAGTTCCACTCATTTGCTCGTAGTCTATTCTGCCAATCTTATCTAAAACTAATTCTTTAAATTTATGTGTGCAGTATCTTTCACTGGCTACTTCATTTCCAAGTTTAAGATCATCTAATGCTTTGCAAGTAATCTTAATCATATCCACAAGATAATTTTTTGTATCTTCGTGTTGCTCTTTATCTAATTCATTGTGAGGTTGATACTTATCATATTCGGCAATTTCTTCTTTGATGATAGTATCTATATTTTTTTTCTCTATGAGCATTTTCTTTTCTGCTTCGTACATATATTTAGAAACATATTTTTGAGAAGCTCTGCCAATAGATACGCCAGCATTCATTCGGAACGATATGTTTTTATTACGCCTGTCAGTTTGATCAAACCAACAGTAGTTCACTAACCAATCTGCATTTGACTGTGCAGTCTGACTTGGAGATCCATGATCAAGATTAAGTTTTTCATAATACTTAATACAAATATCAGGATCAAAATTATTTAGTGCCGAGGTACTATTATTTTTTGTTAAATCAATAACCATAAAAACCTTTCATTGTTTAAAACATCAATAATCTAATCGGTTATTTATGTCAATAACTATTTTTAATTATTTAATTTGACATTAACCAATAAGTTTATATAAGCATTTTAAAACAGAAAGGTAAATATGAAAACTAACTTCAATAAACAAATAAGAAAATTACTCAAAAGGTATCATAGAATTTTTGATTGCTTTGGTAATAAAATAAAAAGGAAAGGAAAATGAAACACAAATTAGCACAATGGCAGGAAGAAAAAAAACTTAAGAACAAAGATGCTGCAAAATTTTTAGGATTAAAAGGAACTAATCCAACAGTTACTTTGTTAAGGTGGAAAAATTGCCAACGCATTCCACATCCACGTTTTATGAAACAGATAACTAAACTAACTGGTATTACTCCAATAGACTTTTATGAGGCATGGTATGAAACACATAAACTTTGATAAAGTTATTATAAGTTGGTTAGATATAAACAGCTGCGACAACGCATGGAATACTGAGGAAGATTTAAAAGACTTAGTTCCTGCTATGTGTACAACCATTGGTTATCTTTACGAAGAGAATAAAGATTGGGTAAAAACTTTTGCAACATATAGTTTTAATACAGACAGCTTAGACGTAGGCGACTGCGTTGTAATTCCTCGTGGCGTAATTTTATCAATTAAAAAATTAGAAAATTAAATGAATAAAAAAGACAAAGATATTTACTTAATGTTATCGCCTGAAGATCATATTAATCTTTATAATATGAAAGTTGAAACATTAAAACTTTTGGAAGATTCAAAACAACTTGAAAAAGAATTAGAAGATAGATTTGGATTTGATTTTTATGATCCTCCTTGTGAATATAACATTAAAATAATTAAACATTAACATGATTGATCAAGAACTGCATGTTGAGGATGTAATAGAAATGTATAACGAGAAAATTATTATACTTAAAAAAGAAATAGATAGACTTAACGAGGAAGTTCAAGCTCTCAATCTACAATTAAAACAAGAAAGGGAAAAAGAATAATGTATTTAAATGCCAACATACCATTGATAGAATGCTATGTAAGAGGAAACTATTTAAGAGATCAGCAAGACTCACACGATAAATATTTTTGGTGTGTAGTATTTGGAGTAACAAGTATTCCTAAACAAGTTCCTCTATTTAATTTTGTTATGGAAGATGGTGGTATATGGTGGCGTTCACCTATCTCAGCGTTTTGCCAAGACGAAGGTGTACCTGAACAACCATTATCAGATTTATGTTTATGGGATTCTTTTAGTTATAATATTTCAGTAACAACATTTCATCAGTTAGCAGGATCTAAAGTAAAGTTCTTACAACGAGATAAAACTCCACAGCTAGGCAAGTATATGTTCACATTAGATTGGTCTGAGGGTGATTTTAATGAATTGGATTTTGGTTATGCTTCTAAACCAGATCAACACAAGTGTGGTCATGTTATAGAAATGGATAATGGAAATTTTAGCATACAACCTAATAATCGCCTTAGGGTTTTTGACAGTAATATGGGTGTTGATTGGAGTAAGCCACCTTTAATTAATAGATTGGTTAATACTAAAGTTTGGAGTGTAGAAGATCAACCTAAGTGGACTACAACAGAAACAGAAATTGGTCAGTATAACTATGAGTATAAAGATACAGAAAAAAAATAATGGCAAGATATAACTATTTCGTAGGTGGATTTGGCGACTTCTATTCCGAGTGGCATAGAAATAAATGTAATGATATTGCTTACATAGATATTGATAGCGTTCCTATCTGTATTAATAAACCTTGTTGGAAACCAT